AATCCAGTCGCAGGCCCCCGACCAAGCCGGCACCTGTAGTGGCTGGTGAGAGCGTCACAACGAGCTGGGAGGATCTGCTGTGCCGTCCGGTAGCTGCTCGATCGCAGGATGCGAGCGACCTGCTTACTGCCGTGGGTGGTGTCGCCCCCATTACTACCGATGGGCCCGAAGCGGCAGTCCCGAGTTCACCGGCGAGCGCGCAGTACCTCGGAATCGCCACACCCCCGAGAGCTTCTGGACACGGGTCGACCGTCGAGGCCCAGCGGACTGCTGGGAGTGGTCGGGCCACCTCACCAACGGCTATGGCCGTGTCAGGTACCAGGGCCGCATGGTGCTGGCTCATCGGCTGGCTTTCGAGCTCGTGGTCGGGTCGATCCCCGAAGGGCTCACGCTCGACCACCTTTGTCGAAACCGGGCCTGCTGCAACCCGGTGCATCTTGAGCCCGTCACCTCGGCTGAGAACACGCGTCGTGGAGATGGAAGCAACCGAGGCATCCGGAAACGGGAGCAGACGCATTGCATCCGCGGGCACGAGTTCACGCCCGAGAACACCTACCGCCGGCGCAACGGAACTCGACTCTGTCGGGCCTGCAGTCAGATCGCGGACCGGAAGAGGCGCCGCACGCCGTAACGGGTTCCCGAGATGCCTTCCATGACTGACCTCGACGCCCTCCGGGCACTGACGAAGGCAGCCGTGGAAGCGGCGAAGGGGGCGATCACGGCCCACGAGCACCACGCCGACTTCCTCTTGTCCCTGGCTGCTACGGCCCCTTCAAGTTTGGACACTCTCAACGCCTTGGTGGAAGCACGTCAGCGTTGGCTTGTCGCCCTCGATGCCTACGAGTCGGACGACACCCCGTGAACCGTCTCGACGCCATCGCACCGAAGCGCGGCGACCTGTTCGTGGCCTACCCCGAAGCCAGAGCCTCCAGCGCCCGACAGATCGCGGCGCTCGGGAGTGGCGATGCCTGACCGCCCCGACCTCTCGCCCTCAGAGCCGCAAGGGACTCCCCGGCCAGGCCCCCGACCTCGCACGTCCTTCCTCTCGACCGCGCAGTTCTACCGTTTGGAGCACGCCTGCTCGATCATCGTGAAGGGCCTCGGCCACCCGCCCTACCTGGTCGGGTCATCGACCGAGCGGCCTGACTTCCGCGACGTGGACCTGCGGGCGATCCTGCCGGACGAGGAGTTCGACGCGCTGTTCGCTCCGTGGGCCGACCGTCAGGAGTTCTGGTCGCTGTTCTGCCTCGCCGTCAGCTCCTATCTGAGCCAGGTGTCGGGCCTCCCCATCGACTTCCAGGTTCAGCGTATGACCGAGGCGAACGAGAAGCACGGCGGCAAGCCCCGCAACCCGATGGGCCATGGGTTCCGACTGTTCGCGGGAGGCGGCGATGTCTGACCAGACGATCCCGAAGGAAGTGCAGGAGCGGATCAACGCCCTGCCCGCTGATCCCTGGGACCTCGTGAGCGACGAGGACAAGGCGGCGTGGGCCGAGTGGGCCGAGAAGAACCGGCTACGCAAGGCGCGCCTCTCGATGGAAACGGGGATCGCCCATGTCGGCTGACCCAGGGACACCCCAGGAGCCCGGCACCCGGTGGCCGACCATCCGCACTTACGCCGTGGACGCTGACTGGCTCGACGCCCTCTCTGCTCGACTGGTCGCGGCAGAGGCGGAACGGGACCGCTATCGAGAGGCACTGACGGACATTGCCTACGGCGACTACACCCGTGATCGTTCCGCCAGCGAGGCTCGGGATCTGCGCCCCGAGGAGGCCGACGCGCTGGCCGGGGAGTGTTCCTACTTCGGCCACGACGGTCCACGTACACACATGGACGAAGGGTGCCCGGGATCTGTGTGTTGGGCAAAGCGAGCCCTCACGCCGCCAATCACTGACGCCGCCCGATCCGAGTTCTCCGAGACACCCGAGAGTCCAAAGCTGACCGATCTCGTCGGGCTGGGTCCGGTTCGACATGATCCCGAGACACCCGAGGGTGGCGAAGGGGGAGGGACGGGGTGAGGTTCGCTCATGCTCGGCACACAGCCCGCTACTACTCGGGCAAGCGGCGGTGGACGGCGATGTGCCGTGCCCTGTTCTGGACGATCATCTATTGCCACGGGACGGAACTGTGCGACGAGTGCGGGAGGCGCTACGAGCGAGGGCTGGCGAGGGACCGGCACTTCTTCATCTGGCACGCTCCCCAACCCCTGTGGGATGCGCTCATGCACCGCCACGGCGGATGCTTGTGCCCCGACTGCTTCAACCGGAAGGCTGATGCTGCGGGATACAGGCTGACGTGGGTGCCGATTGTCGAGTCGCTCGGGTTCCCCGGCGACCGGACGGCAACGACGAACCACTGGCACAACGAGTCGAGGGATTGGCTGTGCATGGGCATTCCCGATCCCGAGTTCCCTGATCGCTCCGAGCCCCACGTCTGGGCGGTCGTGCGTGACGCACTGGAGGCGGCAGGGTACGCGCAGCCCCCGATGGACTACTACCCACCGGAGAACTTCAAGCTCCCATCGCGCAGCAATGCTGACGCCGGATACTCCAAGATGGACCGGCTGGCCCGTGAGGCAACACCCGAGCCTGGGCCGACTGCCACCCAGGAGGAGGAGGCGGGGTGAGCGCCATCGAACGCGTGGTCGAAGCGGCCCGCGAGTTCATCGACAACGTGCACGAGGAGTGCCTGACCGATGACGGCTCACGTTGCGAGTGGTGCGACGCGCCCTGGCCGTGCCCGACGCAGGTCTTGAGCGAGGCGATCGCAGAGTGGGACGAGGCGGTGAGGTCGTGAGCCGTGAAACATCTGTGAAACCTTCTGACCAGGACGTTGGGAAGCCAGAAGAGGACGGCGCACCGTGCAGTATGCAGCTTCGCGACGCCGGCGGTTCGAGTCTCACGATCGTCTACACGTGTGGAGATTGCGGGGCCGACTGTTGGCCGCTCGCCCCTGGGCGCTCTAGCCGCGGCCACGTGACTCACGTCGTTCGCTGCACCGAGTGTGGAGCGCGCTGGGTGATCGCGGTCGAGATGCTGCGGGCCGACGCGGGAAGACTCAACTGCGCGCTCGGATCGAAGGGCGCACCGAGGGTGAAGGTGGCAGCGGTAATGGGGGGGGTCTGACCTGAATGGCCCGGATCCGCACCGTCAAGCCCGAGTTCTACGCCGACCAAAAGGCCGGGAGCATCTGTCGGGATGCCCGGCTGGCGTTCATCGGGATTTGGACCGAAGCCGATGACGAGGGGCGTCTAGTCGATTCCCCGAAGCTCTTGGCCGGGTCGCTTTTCCCGTGGGATGAGGACGTCACGGCCGAGGTCTTCGACTGCTGGCTGAAGGAGATGGAGGGCCAGGAGTTCATCGTCCGGTACTCGGTGGAGACGCTGCGATTCATCCAGGTCGTCGCGTGGAACCATCAGCGAATCGACCGGCCAAGTGTGTCGAGGATCCCCTGTATCCCTCGTGACACCCTCGACAAACTCTCGCCGAATGTTCGACGAAAGCTCGCTGCTGGAACAAGGAAGGGAAAGGGAGCAAGGAGCAAGGGAGCAGGGAGTGATGGCGCGCCGATCCCGGCCGACTTCGGGCTCACCGACGACATGCGCAAGTGGGCGACCGAGCACTCGCCGCTGGTCAACGTCACGACCGAGACCAAGCGGTTCGTCGCCTACTGGACCGGCGAAGGCAAGCTCAAGCGTTCCTGGCCGCAGACCTGGCGCACCTGGATGCTCAAGGAGCAGGGCTACGGCGAGCAGCGACAGAAGCCGGCCAACCGCTCAGCCGCCACTCTCGATCGGACCTTCGGATGACCAACACCGAGGCCCGCGACTTCCTCGAGGTGCTCATCGGCTACTGGCCGAGTCCGGCGCTCACCGACGAGGAGGCCAAGACCTGGCGCACGGTGCTCACCAAGGAGCTCGCCCACACCCGCCTCGTCGACCAGCGCGGCCGTCCTGTCGACACCAGCATCACGTTCACCGAGGCGCGGGTCTGGCTCAGCCGCAACCTCCAGCGCGAGTGGCGGCCGACGCCCAACCTTCTCGAGGTGTGGGTGCGCGCCGAGCGGAGAGCATCGACCGCGCCGGCCGGGCTCCCCGAAGGCACACCGATGCCCGAAGGGTTCAAGCGGATCATCACCGAGCGTCTCGACCCGAAGGAGGCCGTGAGGTGATCACCCAGGAGACTCACCGACCGAAGAAGGGAACGAACAGCTGATGGCAACTCTGACCGACTTCCAGCTCCGGGAGCTGATGGGCGAGCTGCGCGCTGCGATGGACGAACTCGAGTTCGGACCGACACTCGACGGCTCGACGCTGCGCGGTCCGAACCTCGAAGAGCTGCTCCGACGCATGGCAGCGGCCAGAAGCGACGGCTTCAAGCGCCGTTCGATGGGAGGCGGCGAAGCCCAGACCATCCGCGACGAGAACGGCGACCCAATGCCGCCGGTGTCGGATCCGACCGGGGAGGTGGCAGCCAACGAGGTGAAGGTGCTCGACCCGATCAGGGTGAAGGGCGTGCTCGTGTTCAGCAACCTGCTTGGCGCGCTCGGCCAGTTCCGGGTGGCCAGGGGCGCGCTGATCGAAGCCTTCAAGGGGCAGGCCGGGGACGGCGATCCGGGGTGCAAGTGCCACGGCTCGATCGGGCGGTTCGAGGAGGTCCACCGGGCCGAGCGGTGCCGCTGGTGCTACGACTTCTGGCTGACCGAGGGTGTCGACCCGCCGGCCGAGCTCCTGAAGGCCAGGGCGGCTGGGAAGCGGATCTCCGACGCCATGGTCAGGGAGGCCCTGGGTACGAAGGGCCGGAAGGTGAGCGTCGGCTCACTCCGACAGTGAACGACGCCCACCAGGGGAATCCACCACTTGGGTCTTCCCGACAGCTACGGTCCTCGTAACTTCAGCCGTCGTGTCCCCAGAGGGCCGGCGGCTGTTCCGCGTTCTAGACACAGGGAACATTGACGATGGCGAGGCCGAAGCGAGGCTCCCAAGAGGTCGACCAGGCCATTCTGGATGCCCAGGCGCTGGAGCTCCGGTACAAGGAGATGAGCTACCGGGCGATCGCTCAGGCGCAGGGCTGTTCGCACCAGGCGGCTTACGACCGGGTGAAGCGGGCCAAGGGTCGACTCGCCGGCCCTGAGGCCAGGCAACGGTTCTATGAGGACCTGGCCGACCTCGACGCGCTCGAAGCGATGGCGAACGAGGTCCTCGAGCGTGAGCACATCGTCGTCCGGGAGAAGGGCGCCATCGTCGACCCGAGAACCGGGAAGCCCTTGCTCGACGATGCCCCGGTGCTGCAGGCCATCGCCACCATCTTGCGGATCAAGGAACGGCGGGCCAAGCAGATCGGCTACGACGCGCCGGCCCGGTCAGAGGTAACCCACCATGACGGCGACTCTGAGCTTGACCGAGAGATTGCGGGACTCCTCGGTCAAATGGAGCGAGTGGCCAAAAGCAAGGGCCCGCTGGCTCCTCCAAGCAAGACCGAACCAGCTCACACCTGACGGCGACTGGCTGACCTGGCTGGTCTTGTCCGGCCGAGGCTTCGGCAAGACGAGGCTCGGTGCTGAGGACATCAGCGAGTACTGCCGGACACATCCGGGCTCGCGGATCGCTCTCGTCGGTCGCACCAACAAGGATGTCCGCAACACGATGGTCGAGGGTGAGTCGGGACTGCTCTCGGTTCTTCCATCCTCCGCTGTCAAGAGCTGGAACCGAGCCCTGCAGAGCCTCGAGCTCGAGCTCGTGAACGGCTGCATGCTGACCGGGTTCTCATCGGAGATCCCGGGCGCGCTGAAAGGCCCGCAGCACCACCGAGCATGGTGTGACGAGCTGGCCGCGTGGATCTATCCACGAGAGACGTGGGACATGCTGATGTTCGGCATGCGGTTGCCCAACGCTCACCCCCAGGTGGTCGTGACCACGACGCCGTTGCCGATCCCCTTGGTGGTCGAGCTGCACGACGCTCCTGGGACAGTGCTGACAACCGGCTCGACCTACGAGAACATCGACAATCTCGCCCCAAGCCTGCGGACCCAGATCCTCAGTCGCTATGAGGGCACGTCACTCGGACGCCAGGAGATCTACGGCGAGATCCTGACCGACATCGACGGCGCACTGTGGCACCGGACCATGATCGCCAACAACGTCATCGGTCATGCGCCCTCGGACCTGACCCGCATCGTGGTCGCCATCGACCCGGCCGGTGGTACTGGTGAAGAGAACGACGAGACCGGCATCGTGGTCTGCGGGCGTGACTCCGACGGCCACGGCTACGTGCTCGCCGACCTGTCGGGCAAGTACTCACCGCCCCAGTGGGCCAAGCGCGCCATCGCGGCCTACGACAAGTTCAAAGCCGACCGGATCGTGGCCGAGGTGAACTACGGCGGCCAGATGGTCGAGCACACGATCCGCACTGTGCGCAAGGGCGTGCCGGTCACCGTCGTCACGGCCAGCCGGGGCAAGCGACAGCGGGCCGAGCCGATCGCCGCTCTCTACGAGCAAGGTCGGGTCCATCACGTTGGTACCTTCCCGAAGTTGGAAGACCAGCTGTGCTCCTGGCTGCCGGACTCGAAGAAGTCGCCGGACCGCATGGACGCGCTGGTGTGGGCGATGAGCAACCTGTTCGACGGGATGCAGACGATCGACGACTACCTCGCCCAGATCGACGACAAGCCGGTCACCGAAGAGGCGCCTCATGAGCTGAAGCCGGTCGAGCGCGAACCGGAGGTCGTGGCCGAGCGGAAGTTCCAGTCGCTGAGCGACTACTTCGCCGACGACGTGATCTAGCCGCCAGGAGGTGGCAATGCCCCTCCTGCGCCGCAAGCCCGCCGATACCGCGACACTGGCCAAGGCGGTCGTGGCCGAGCTGGAGAAGGCCAACCTGCTGGCCGGTCTCGGAGCCATGGGCACGGCCAGCGCCATCCCGAGCACGCGATTCACGACGGGGTCGGGTGGCTACTACGAGGCGATGCCATGGACCGACCCGGCGACCCCGTTCAGTCCCGGCAAGCCGATCCCACCGGGGGCCATCGACCCGCTGAACGAGCGTGGGCGGACCGAGCCCCGGACCTACGAGGTCCAGGTCGGCTGGAACCTCCTGCTCAGCCAGAGCCGGATGGTGCCCTTCGCCATCCTCAGGAAGGCCGCCGAGGTCGACCTGGTGCGTCGCTGCATCGAGATCCGCAAGGCCGACATCGTCGCCCTCGAGTGGGACATCACCCTCACCGACCGGGCTGTGCGCGAGGCGATGGACAAGAGCGGCGTCACCAAGGCGTCGGAGCGTGCCGGTGTGGCCCAGGCGGTGCGGGCGCAGTTCGAGGGCCAGATCATGGCCCTGAAGGAGTTCTGGACCAAGCCCGACCGGCTGAACAACATGACGTTCTCCCAGTGGCTGAACGCACTGCTGGAGGAGCGGTTGGTCACCGACGCGGTGTCGATCTATCCACACCCGACGCTGGGCGGCCCGATCGTCCCGGGGCTGAGCAGCGACACCCACTCGCTGCGGATCCTCGACGGCTCGACGATCAAGCCGCTCTACAACCACCTCGGCAACCTGCCTCAGCCGCCTCAGCCGGCCTATCAGCAGGTCATGTACGGCTTCCCCCGCGGCGAGTTCACCTACGACCCCGGCGCTCGCGGCGATCTGGTGGCCGACACCCTCATGTACCGGCCGGCCAACAAGCGGGTCACCAGTCCCTACGGGTATCCGCCGGTCGAACAAGCCCTGCCGTTCATCGACCTGTGGTTGAAGCGCGAGGAGTGGCTGCGCGACGAGTACAACGTCGGGTCGGTGCCCCGGCTGGCGCTGCGGCCGATCCCGGGTTCTGACATCGAGTGGAACCCCGAGAAGCGCCGGCTCGCCGAGCGGAACCTGAACAACGACCTGTCGGGTCAGACCGCCGAGCGGCTCAAGATCAAGCTGTTCCCGCCCGGCCTCGAGCCGCTCGAGCTGGCCGAGTTCGCCGAGAAGTACCAGACCGAGTTCGACGACTTCCTGGCCCTTCGGATCGCGGCGTTCTTCGACGTCATGTCCACCCAGCTCAACATCACCCCCAAGGGCGGCTTGGGTGGCAAGGGCCACCAGGAGGGCGAAGCCGAGAAGGCCGAGGACCAGGCTCGCCAGCCGACTATCAACTACCTGGTCGACGTGCTCAACGACTGCAGCCAGATGTTCTTGGGCGCACCGAAGGAACTGACCTTCGTGTTCCGCTCCGAGGACGACGACGACATCGCCGAGGTCACCACTTCCCGCCAGACCGAGCTGTTCAGCGGCCAGACGACCCTCAACGACATCATGGCCGAGACCGGCCGTCCGCTCTTCGACTTCGCCGAGGCCGACATGCCCTTCATCGTGGCGCCCGGGGTGGGCATCACGTTCCTCGAGGGCGCGTCGGTCACCCCAGAGCCGCCCACCATCGTCCAGATGCCGGGTCTTCCCGGTGCTTCGCCATCACCGGGACCCACGCAGCGTGGCCCGGGGCCTTCAACTCCCCCGAAGGCCCCGGGCGCGGCTGCCAAGGATGCCGAGAAGGCGGCCTACGCCAGGTTCGTCACAAAGGGCGATCACCGGCGTCGTGAGTTCGTCTGGAAGCACCACGACCCCGACGAGATCAAGGCCGTGGAGGCCGAGCTGGTCAAGGTCCAGGCGCCGGCCCGGCCGGCCAAGCCCGCCTCTGGCACGATCACATCGGTGGCCAGCGCCAGCGTCAACTGGGACACCTGGAAGCCCGGTTCCGACGTCGTGGCGGCCAAGGTCAAAGAACTGGTCACCGCGGCCTTGCCCTACGAGAGTCTGAACCCCGGTGCGTCCATGGCCCATGTGGCCGAGGTCATCGCCAACGGGGTGGCCGGAGGCGACAGTGTCGACACCATCGCCCGCAACCTCGGCACGCTGATCTCGAGCGCCGATGCGGCCTTCATGGTGGCCGACACCGAGGTCGCCAGCGCCATGACCCAGGCGAGCCTCGACTTCTACTCCGCCAACGGGGTCACCCAGTGGAACTGGCTGGCCGAATCGGACTGCTGCGCCGACTGCAACGACGCCGAGGCGTCCAACCCGCACGACCTGGGTGATGAAGCGCCGCCCCAGCACCCGCGCTGCCGTTGCGCCGTAAGCCCGGTGGTCGACACGGGCTATAGAGGCGATGACGAGTGATCCCTGTCGTCATGGTCGACCGGATGGACCTCAGCGGTCAGATCCTGGCCGATGCCGAAAGGGCGGCGAAAGCGAGGGCCGCAGCTGAGGGGCTGAGCGTCGCCATGGCCGAGCACGTCGCGTTCCACCTCGGATGGACGTGGGGCCAGCGGATCAAGTGGGCCCTGCTCAACTAGTGCCCCGCCACGGCAACACGCTCCGGCCAAAGCGCCGTCGCGGTCACCAGTCGGCCAAGAAGGGCCGCCAGCACGCAGCCAAACGGGAGTTCGATGCCGATAGAGACCCTCGCCCTAGAAGAGCACACCGAGATCGGGAAGCTCAGCCGACAGGTGCGGCGCAACATTGAGCGCAAGGCCAAGAAGGCCCACCCGATCCGTTGCGCCCGCTGCCCCCGCTTCGTGGTCGACCCTGAGACCGCGGTGTTCGACAACGGCCGGGTCAGCCATGCGGAGTGCGCCGAGCGGATCAACGAGATGGTCGACGAGCTGAACGACCGGGCGGTCAAAGAGCGCCTGGCGGCCAGCGGGTTCGAGATCCCTGACTACGGCCTGGCCCGAGTCTGAGAGGACGCCGATGCAACCCACCCAGGTCTACGCGGACATCGTCAAGTTCGAGAAGGATGAGAACGGCGACCTCGTCGTCACCGGCAAGGCCGCCGGCCCCGAGCTCGACATCGACAAGCAGATCTGCGACCCGAACTGGCTGAAGACCGCCATGCCGGCCTGGATGGAGTGGGGGAACGTCCGCGAGCAGCACTCCAAAGTCGCTGCCGGCCTCGGGATCGAGCTCGAGGACCAGGGCGAGGGCAACTGGGGCCTGAAGTCCGTCGTCATCGACCCGATCACCGCCCGCAAGGTCGAGAAGGGCGTGCTGAAGGGCTACTCGATCGGGATCAAGGGCCCGCGGATCCAGAAGGACGCCGCTGCCCCCGGTGGGCGCATCATCGGCGGCGAGATCGTCGAGGTCAGCCTGGTCGACCGGCCCGCCAACGCAACCTGCCTGGTCGACATCGCCAAGTCGGCCACCGGGACCGCCGATCTCGAGCCTTGCGACGCCGTCTACACCGAGGCCGAAGCCTTGGAGCTGGCCAGCCTGCGGGTCAGCGGTCGGATTGACAAGGCGACTGGGGCCGATGCGGTCAAGTGCCCGACCTGTGACGGCAAGGGCTCGATCATGGAGGGCAACCGGGAGTGCCCGGACTGCCACGGCGACAAGAAGGTGAGCCCCGAGACCGCCGACAAGCTGAAGAGCAAGGCCGCCGACCCCGACGCCACCAAGAAGGACTACTCCGACGACGAGCGGTCCTCCATGGCCGACAAGGGTCAGGCGATGCCCGGCGGCGGGTTCCCGATCAAGACCGTCGCTGACCTGAAGAACGCCATCCAGGCCATCGGCCGGGCCAAGAATCCCGCGGCGGCCAAGGCGCACATCAAGAAGCGGGCCGCGGCGCTCGACCAGACCGACCTCATCCCCGACACCTGGAAGCTGGTCGTCGCGGACCTCGAGAAGGCATCCGACGACACCTGGATCCATGACCCCGCCACTCTCACCGCCGTCCGCGACAGCCTCGCCCAGCTGATGCAGGCCGAGCTCGACGAGCTGATGAAGGGCGAGTGTGAGATCGGCGACCTCTACAACCTGTTGTCCTCCCTCCAGACCTTCATGTGCTGGTGGGGAGACGAAGCAGACAACGGGGAAGATCCCCAGCCGTACACATCACCAGAAGGAGCCCAAGACATGCCCTCGTTCATCTCTCTTGGCGTGAACCCTGACATCGTGAAGGCAGCCGAGGCTGACGACGCGACCGAGGAGGCCAAAGAGGCATTCCGAGCCGAAGCCGTCAAGGCGTTGGGGCTCGACAAGTTCGCAACCCCCGAGACCGTGAAGGGTCTGCTCGACGAGCGTTTCGGCGCTCTAGAGGAGCAGATCAAGCGGCTCGGCGCTGCGGCAGCGCCCGGTGGGCCGGTCACGACCCGCACCGGTGGCTAGGCGGTGAAGGCGGCTCAGGCCGACTTGCTGCGCGCCGAAGCCCAGAGCTACCGCGACACCGCCAAGGTGGTCGACCGGGAGATGGCTGGGGCGTACATGCAAAAGGCCGCCGAGTGCGATCGCAAAGCCGACGCGCTCGGCGCGGCCTGACCCCTCTGTTCTGAAGGAGAACCGCCATGCCCATGGCCCCACCGCGCCCGGCCGAGATGTTCGGCGAGCGCAGGACCCGTGAAGACGGGTCCAGTTATTGGAAGCGGCCCAACGCCGGCGAGCAGGTCGAGCGATTCGAACTGTTCAAGTTGGCCCTGCGCGACAGCCACGAGAGCCCGATGCAGGTCTCAGACGTGCTGGCCCGGGTGGCCGGTGCGCCGCAGGACACCAGCCGCGCCGCCATCCATGCTCAGATCGAGGAGCTCGAGAAGTCGGTCAGCCCCGACGTTCTCGCCTCCATCGCTCCGCAGCTGGAGAAGATGAAGGGCGTCCAGGCCGACATCGGCAAGGAGTGGCTGTCCAACAGCCCGCTCGCCTCGGGTCTGGTCGCCTACGACCTCCAGGCGCCGGCCAAGTTCCTCGCTCCCCGGGACACCCCCATCCGTGACCGCACCCCCCGCAGCACCCAGGGGGCCGGCACCACGGCCCGGTACAAGAGGATCACCGGCATCACCAACTCGGGGACCGGCGGCGTGGCAGACGCCACTCCGTTCTTCAACTCCGAGTCGGCGTCGGGGACCTCTGGTGGGGTGACCGGCCTGCGCCGGCCCGCCACCATCAGCTACGCAGCCGACGAGAAGGCGATCCTGTTCCAAGAGCAGGGCTTCACCGACATCGTGTCGCTCAAGGCCATGTACCAGTCCCAGGGCTACGAGAACCTGCGCCAGCTGTCCCAGACCGCCCTTCTGTGGGCGACGCTTGTCGGCGAGGAGAAGTCGCTTCTCTACGCACGCGGCTCGGCCACTGGGTTCGAGGGTGCGCTGGCTGCGCCGACCGGCGTGGCGTTCGCGTCCAACTCGACGCCGCCTGCGGGTGTGACCGGGAACACCGCCGACATCGCCAACCTGTACGGCTACGTCTGCGCCAACTCGGGCCGTGGCTTGTCGGTCGCCTCGACCGTCGCCACCACGACCACCCTGTCGGCGGTGACGTCGAAGACCTCGGTCATGTCCTGGACGGACTCGCCGGGAGCGGTCGGCTACACCATCTTCCTCGGCACCACGACCGGGATCGCCAACGCCTACTTCGCAGGCACCAGCCAGACCAACAGCTTCACCCCGAGCTTCACCGGCGGTGGGACTGGTGGGGTCCCGAGCACGGGCGCACAGCCCAGTGCCTCGGACGCCTCGGCTGACGCCAACGCGTACGACGGCTACCTGTCGATCTACACCGACACGTCGTTGGCCGGCTACGTCGGGCGGCTCAACGCTGTGTTCTCGACGACCAACCCGGGCACCGAGTACCAGAGCGCGTTCCAGAACATGTACTACAACGGGCTCGGCACCGGCCAGACGCTGTTGGCCGACCCCGACGTGATCTGGATCTACGCCGGCGGTCGCGTGGCCCTGTCGGACCTGTTGAAGACGGCGAGCTCGACCAACTATCGGCTCACCATCGACAACGGCGAGGCCGGGACCGGTGTGCGGCTCGGGAGCATCGTGACGGGGATCTACAACGAAGTCACCGGCAAGATGCTGGACTTCGAGGTCCACCCCTACATGCCCAAGGGCTGCTCGCTCATCCACTCCGACACCGTTCCCGTGCCTGACAGCCAGGTCGGGGCCACCGTCGAAGTGCGCAACGTCGTGGACTACACGGCGATCGAATGGGCGCAGATCCAGATGTCCTACGACACCTCGACCTACATGCTCGGTGCGCCGATCTTCTACGCACCGATGTTCAGTGGGTCCGTCGTCGGGATCGGGAACTAGCTCACCTCCCTGGTGAACGCCTGAGAGGCGTCGCGCTGTCTTGGCCCGTCCGGGGCAGCGCGACGCCTTTTCTGGCGGCTCCAGTTCCACAAGGAGACTCAGATGGCCACAGTCGGTCAGTACGCCTCGTCCCCCAACCCCCTCGTCGACAACCTCGGGGTTGCCGCTGCCTCGGTCACGGTCACGGTGCTGCGCGTCACCGCGGCTGGGACCGAACCCGCGGTTCTCTACACCGACGGCACCGGTGGCACGGTGGCCAGTGGCCACACGGTCACCAGCGGAGCCGATGGCAACGTCAGCTTCTTCGCCGCCATCGGCAATTACGTCCTGACCTGGACAAATGCCGATGGGGCGGGGGGCCAGTTGCCGGTCTCGATCACTGCTGGTGTCGCAACGAACGTCGACTCGGTCAACGTCGTGGCGGTCGGGGGAGCGACCAAGACCCTGCAGCCTGTGATTGACGGCATCGCCAACGACATCACGCTGTCCGCCAACCTCACCGTGACGATGCCCGCCGCCCAGCGTGGCGCCAAGTGCTACTGCCTGATCCACACCGGTGCGGGCTCCTTCACGGTCGCCTTCACCGGGGTCAAGTGGGCCGGCGGGACGCCTCCCACGATCACCGCGACCGCATCTGCGACCGACTATTTCGAGTTCAAGTCCGACGGCACCAACTGGTACGGGACGGTCATTGCCCAGGCGCTCGCCTAGATGGCGGTCGTCAACCCCGGGTCGGTCGCCTGTCGCCAGATCGACGTCAACGGCCGTCGCTACAGCGTCGGGCGTGACGGGCGGTTCCACGGGGTCCGGGACTCCGACGTGAAGGCGATGGTGCAGGGCGGCGAGTGCTTCCTGCCGACCACCCGCATGAGCGGACGGCCGGGATACCGCTGTGAGGACTGCGGGTTCCTGGCGGTGTTCTCCGACCGCTGCGGACGATGCGGAGGCGAGAGCCTGACCAAGGAGGGCTAGATGGTCGTCGCCCCCTACGTGTCGAGCTACGTCACCCGTGTCCCGTACCTGACCAACGACGAGTTCGCCGCCGCCCCGCTCGGCTTCGACCTGTCCAACCTCGTTCCCTCGGGCACCGCTCCGCAGGAGTCGACGGTGCTGACCGAGCTGATCCGCCGGGCCTCGGCCAGGGTCGACACCTACTGCATGGGCTCGGACGGGACGCTGTGCGCCTCGCTCAACACCGAGTCCAAGCGCATCAGAGCCGACCGGCAAGGGAACTGGCTGGTCAACACCGAGTTCTGGCCGATCATCGAGGTCGTCAGCTTCTCGGTCGGCTCGACCATCGGCGATCTCCAGGCGGTCCCGCTTACCACCGACAACATCTGGATCGAGAAGCAGTCCTTCGAGGTCACCCAGGGCGGCTTGGCGAGCGTGACGAACCTCGGCCCGCTCCAGTTTGGTGGCGGGGTCCCGGGCCAGGAGTGTTTCTGCCAGTACACCTACTCCAACGGCTGGATCAACTCGACGCTGTCGGCCGCCATCGCCGCGGGCAGCCCGTCGATCGCACCGGTGTCGGTGGTGGGCATCCAGCCGGGAATGCCGCTCACCGTCTACGACCCGGCCGGCGGTGGCGACGAGGACGTGGTCGTGTCGTCCACCTACGTGGCCGGTGCGGCGACCGTCACGCTCGCCGCCAACACCCAGTTCGCCCACGCCAAGGGTGTGAACGTCACCTCGCTCCCGGCCACGGTGAAGGAGGCCACGATCCACTTCGTGGCCTCGCTCATCAAAGAGCGCGGCTCGGGCGGGTTCACCATGAGCTCGAAGGGCGGCGTCAGCAAGAACGAGGGCGGCGGGGGCAACGACCGGGACCGGCACCTGGCCGACGCCATGGACCTCCTCGACACCTTCATGAGGGTGGTCTGAGAGGTGGGTCGGGCGGCCGTCCTCGCCAACGTCGTCGACTACCTGAGCGCGGGCTCAGAGCCAGAGGGTGGCCAGATCACCTTCTTGGGCGAGGTCTTCGGGCACTTCCCCAAGTTCCTGGCCGAGCAGACCCTGTTCGACGGCCAGCCGGTCGGCGCTCCCTCGGGTGCCTTCGTCTGGGCGTGGCTGGGCAGCCGCAAAGAGAAGCGCATGTCGCTCCAGGGCGCCCCGGCCGGCGGCAAGATGCGCTACTACGACCTGCGGCTCCAGTGCGTGTTCATGTCGGCACAACCGACCGCCGATGCAGCCGGGGCGGACAACGACACCTTCCTCGACGCCCTGCACGACTACATCGTCGCCTCCAAGGTGGCCGGCGGCGGCGGGGCGGTGTTCCAGTGGGCCGAGGGCTCGACCGCCTTCGGCTTCGACTACGTCGAGGACGTGGGCGACCCTCAGCTCGACGAGGACAGCGGCGTGATCCACATCTACACGGCCATCTCGATCACGGTCCTCGAGGAGGCGTGATGGTGGCATCCAAGCGCGCCAAGACGCTCAAAGTCCGCCGGGCGAAGTCCGTGAGAGCCAAACGCACCAGCGTCGTGCGATCCAAGAAAGCGAAGGCGTGAGATGGCGACAGCCAAGTTCAAGCACACCGGCGATTCCCCCATCATCTACAGCGACCTGAAGCGGCCCGACGGCCGCACGGTCGAAGCGGAGCCGGGTGAGGAGTTCGAGGTCGGCGCGGTGCTGCACCCGCTCGCCGTGCTCCACGAGCTGCTCCAGGCCCTCAACACCGAGGCCAAGAAGCTGGTCACCGACGCCAAGAAGGCGGCCAAAGAGGTCGTCGAAGAGGTCGAACACGTCGCCGAGGTGGTGGAAGCCGATCTCGGCCATGTCGAGGCGTCTGCGCACGACGCCACCGTGACGGTCGACGAGCCCCCGGCCGAGTAGCACCCCGAGTCCGATCCTCCGAAAGGAACTGTTGTGGCTAACGCCTACATGCGGAAGAACGGCTTCACGTTGCTCGGGATTGAATGGACCCGCGGCACGTTGGCCTCCACCCTGCACACCGTCCCCAACACCGCGGGCAAGTTCACCGCCGGTCCGAAGTACGCCGAGGACAAGTCGCTCATCGGCCAGTCCGGCGACATCCGTGACGTGGTGCTCGGCGTCCGGGCCGACACCTACGAGGGGAAGTGCTACCTCTTCACCGACGCCATGGCGGTCCTGTTCCGTGGGCTGCTCGGCTCGACCGACGCCACCACCGCCGCGATCTCCTCCACGACGTTCGCGACCGGCGGCGGCGCCCTGGGAGCGACCACCTTTGCGTCGACCGCCTCGATCCCGGCGGGCTCGGTGGTCATCCTCGGAACCGCCGGGACGACGGGCAGCGAAACCAAGCTCGTGACCGGGGTCACCGGCGGCGGCCCGTACACGGTGACGGTCGGGAGCCCGCTCGCCTACGCCCACCTGGCGGCCGACCCGATCACCGGGCTCACCGCCCACCAGTTCTCCCTGCTCAACAGCTACTCGGTCGGCTCCCAGCCCCCGAGCCTCTCGGTGCAGGACTTCGACGGTGCGAATGCCTATCAGGGCCTCGGCTACCAGCTCGACAGCCTCGACATCGAGTACGGCGTCGACAAGGAGATGATGGCCACCTTCAAGCTG